ATGGCCGATCTCTATACCTTCACCCTGATCGACGGGACTGTGGAGCGCTACACGAGCATTGACGAGGACATAACCTGGAATGGCGACGTCTACTACTCGAAGGGCCTTCTCCTCGAGAGGAGCACGATCACGCAGAAGCGGGGAGTGGAAGTTGATGAGTTGGAAATAGACGCGAAACCCGTAGACGCTACGATAGGCGGTATCGGCTGGCTTGCAGCAGTACGGAACGGCGCACTGGACGGCGCCCAGGTAAAACTGCAGCGCTTATTTTTTAAGGAGGTTCAGATGATCAACGAAAACGTCAACCTTAACGCAACGGCAAGCCTGGCCGCCGTTGGTGCCGGGGATACCTTATTGGATAACTTTAACCGGCCTAATGCTGACCCGATAGGAGGGAACTGGACTGCGCTTGGCCCGTTCAGTTTTCGGATAGTAAGCCATCAGCTTCAGGTTTCAGCAGGCAGGCCAGCTGGTATGAGCTACTGGAATCCCACAACCTTTGGCCTTCATAGCCAGGTTTATATTACGGTGGCGGCGCTTGCCAGCACAGATGAAGTCAATCTTACTCTTTGCCTTACTCATCCTGGCCTGTCGCAAAACAATTATTCGCTGAACATAACTAACGGGGACACGTGGCAGATGACCTTAATTATTGGCGGCGCAGTAAATGCAGACACAAGCGATACCTGGGTACAGGCAGTAAGCCCAGGGGACAAAGTTGGGTTTGCAAACGTAGACGGCGTCCTTACTGCATATTACTGTCCGCTGGGAGGGTCCTGGGCTGTTATCGGAACCTGGGATGTGGCTACCCTTGAACCGGCAAGCCATGCGCTTATTGGCGATACTGGATACATAGGGCTGGTTGGCCTGGGCACGCCTATATTTGATGACTTTGGTGGTGGCAATATACCGTAGGAGGAGGAAATGAAAGCAATCGCACGTACTTATTATCATCTTGAATGTCGGGATGCGCAGGGCAACCTGAAATGGGTAGATACTATCAAGAACCTTGTCGTTACAGCGGGCCTTAACAAGCTGCTGTCTGCCTGCTTTAAGGATGGACTGGCGTCTCCGGCCTGGTACGTCGGCCTGGTAGGGGTCACGCACACCTACGCCGCGGGCGATACCCTGGCAACTCACACCGGATGGGCCGAGAATGCGCACTACTCCGGGAACCGGCAGGCACTTAACGTCTCCGGCAATACGATCGCCGCCGGTGTCTTGAGTAACTCGGCGAACAAGGCCACGTTCACCTTTGCTGGAACGGCCAACCCGGACACGATCAACGGCTGTTTCCTCTGTGACGCGGCCACGGGCACGAGCGGAACGCTATATGGCGCAGGCGATCTCTCAGTATCAAGGCCGGTAAATGATTCAGATGTATTGACGATTACCGTTACGCTTACGGTAGCAGCAGGATAAACCGATGCCAACGTATGATGACGGCACGAACCTCTCAGTTGATGCCAGTATCTTGGCAACTGGAGGTAAGCAAATTGACGATAGCGTGAGTTTTGCTACAGCAGCATCCATTGTTGCGGCAGAAGCGAGTAATGCGCCGCTCAGTAGCCGCAATCTCATTCCCGTAGGCGCGATCACGCTGTTCACGGGCATTGTGTCGGATATCGAGCTGGGCCGGTCATATGCAAAGGTGAAGGTAAAGTCCAACCTGGAACTCTTCAATATCCAATGGCCGATGAACATCTACATGGCATGCTGCAGCTGGCAATTATACGGGCCGGGATGCGGCCTGTGGAGAGATGCTTTCACAGATCACGGAACTGTCCAAGCAGGATCCACGACGAAGATTGTCAATGTGGATATCACCGATACGAGCGTCTATACCCAGGGCGTCATTCGATTTACAAGCGGGCTGCTTACGGGGATTGTCCGGACACTCTGGGACGTCCAGGGCTCCGCCAATCAGCTGCAGGTCGTACAGCCACTGCCTGTTGCTCCCGATGCTGGCGATGCTTTTACCGTATATCCGGGCTGCGATAAGTCGCAAGTCATGTGCAATGAACGCTTTGGTAACTCAGCAAACTTCCGGGGCTTCCCCTATATACCGACGCCGGAAACGGGGGTCTGATGAGTGACGAACTGCGACAGAGAATTGTTGAAGAAGCGCAAAAATGGGTCGGGACACCTTTTCACCATGAAGCCAGGTTGCGCGGCGTGGGCGTCGATTGCGGCAACCTTCTGGCGGCAGTCTTCGAAGCTGTAGGACTTTTGCAGCCGATGAAAATAGAACATTATCCTCCGGACTTCATGCTGCACCGATCGGAGGAATGGTACCTGTCAGTGGTGACGGAATTCGCGGCCGAGGTAGACATAGCCCGCTCTCTACCCATGCCTGGAGATGTAGCGCTGTTCCGCTTCGGCCGCGTTTATTCACACGGCGGCATCGTGGTCAACTGGCCTCTCATAATTCACGCATCGGCCCAGGACAGGATCGTGGGCTGGGGAAGGGCGGATCAGAATCCGTTGAAATCGAAACCGATGAAGGTATTCAGGCATAGGGCGCTGACATGAGTGGCATAATGGGAAAAGGATCGCTCTCTGAAACGCCCCCAACGGCGAATGCGCTGAGGTTTCAGACAAGCACCCAGGGGATGTGCATCCCCGTGGTCTATGGATTGAACCGCGTCACCGGGAACCTGATCTGGTACGGCGACTTCAACCAGTCCGGAGGCGGAGGCAAGAAAGGCGGCGGCAAAGGCGGAGGCGGAGGCGGTAAAGGCAAGGGCGGGGGAGGCCAAACCTCTTATTCCGTATCCTTCATGTTTGCGATCTGCGAGGGGCCGATCCTAGGCGTCGAAACTGTCTGGGCGAATAGCAGCTCTTTTGCCGACCCCGGGGCAGCCGGACTGACCATTCTTGACGGGACTTATCCCCAGGATCCTTGGACATATCTTCTATCAGGGGGATCTCTCCCTGGGCTATTTGGAGGGTTAATTGGAATACCCGCCTCACATGCAGGCCAAGCCCTGAACTATCCCGGCATTGCGATCGCAGCGGAGGCCAACGCCAACATCGGGGCTTCCCCGGCAATGCCGAATATCAGCTATCTCGTCGAGGGCATTCTCAGCACCGGGGGCGGAGCATGGGCGGCCGACATCATCAAGGACATCGTCACCAACGGAAAGTATGGACTCAACCTTCCTCAGTGGATGCTCGACCTTGCGGACTTCCGGGATTACTGCCTGGCGCTCAACGTGCCGCTGTCTCCTGTCTATAACAGCCAGAAATCGGCATGTGATCAGATCAAGCTCCTGACCGATGCCATGAACGCAGAAATCGTGTGGCATGATGGGAGTGTCTTCCGTGTCATTCCCTATACAGAAGAAGCCCTGTCCAGCACCTATGGTTCATGGAGTCCAAGCATCACGGCAGAATATGACCTGGCCGATGATGACTTCATCTGCGACGCGACGGCTGATCCGATCAAGGTCACGCGATCAACACCGGCAGACGCCTACAACAGCGCACAGCTTCAATATATAGACAACAGCAACCAGTACAACGCGGCCACGATCCAACTGCAGGACCAGGCCCACATCGACCTCTATGGACGCCACGATGCCGGGGTCCAGCAATTCCCCTGCATCACGGATACCGCATCGGCCAACCAGGTCCTCTCGCTTCTGCTGCGCCGGATGACTTATATCCGGAACACTTACGAGTTTGACCTCAGCTGGAAGTATTGCCGGATCGAACCTATGGGCGTGCTCAGCCTTACAGACTCCCGCCTCGGCCTTGACCAGACGCTGGTGCGCGTTGTGGAAGTGGCCGAGAACGCCGAGGGGCTTCTGACGATCACGGCAGAGGATTTGATGATCGTGTCGAAGCAGTTGCCCGCGCCTTTCTGCATGAAGAAGATTGTAACCTCAACAGAAGCGGCAGGTGACCACAACCTCCTTAGCCGGACTGTTTACATGGATGGCAAGCTCTACGCCACGGATAATATAGGCGGCGTGGCGCATGGGCGCATCTTTGATGGCAAGACTCTTGCTCTTCTTTCTGACGTAACATACAGCAGCGCAGTTGTCGGACAATGGCAAAACGCAGCGCAGATGGTCTGGTATCCCGGCGACCAGGGATTCCTTATGGTGGGGACGCATAGCGGCCTTGCTTATGCTTACTGGCTGGATAAGAACCTTGCCATAACAAGCAAGGTATTCTGCGGAACGGTATGCTGGAACGATGCTCACACTACCCTGTATGGAGCCGCTTCATCTTTTGATATGGAACGTCCCGGCGTTGGCACTACCTGGCTGCCGGTTGATCTTGACGCAATATATACCGTAGTCGATTACGACACCATACACGCAGCAGGGACGAAGTTTTCGCCCTCTGACGGAGCGGGTTCTATAGCTTATGGCAACGGCAATTACTACTGGTTTAACTTATCGAGCGCGTCTTATAAAAAGGATGCAATCTGCGATGGTGCCGGCGCTGTAAAAGTAATCGGCCCGTACTACGGCGGCTATGGCGAGGTCGCCTGGCCGATGTTCGCAAACGGCAACTTATATATATGGGGCCAGCAATGGTGGTTTCAGGCCATACAAGTTAATCCAGATACGCTCGCCATCATTAACCAGTTTAATCTGCCGGCATGGGCCTTCGGTATATCGCACTGGCTGACAGACCCGCCGATAATTGTTTGGCCATATGCCTATTTCTGCGTTTATCCCTATTCAGCGCTCGGAGATCCGAATACTTACGTCTATAAGTTTGATCTTAGGAGCTTTACAATGGCAGGCGACTTCGCCGTTCCTGGCTCAGATGCAGTGGATCCAGACCAACCTTTTAGCTGCTCAATGGGGTCAGATGGACGCCTTTATGTAGGAGCCATCAATAGCTTTTATGTTCTGAACCCGGCCGACATGACGCTTATCTGCCGGTATTATACGGAGGGCTGCACGGAGCCCCAGCTGCAGGACGGCTCCCTGTATTTTTACGGCTGCAGAGATATTTCTCAGCCAATCATTAAATACCTTCCCGGCGGGGCTGTCCACGGCTTTCAAGTCAACATGAACCTGCCCCCGGGGCCCGTGAACACGCCGGTCATCTTCGACGCTCCGGGGATCCTCACAAAAACAGGGCATGAGGTATGGGGCGCTGTCTCTGGCAGCGATACGAATTGGGGCGGCTGCGACGTCTACGGCTCTACTGATGACACTTCTTATACTTACCTCGGGACGGTCTGGGGCAGGAGCATTTATGGGACCCTGGCGGCTGCTCTGCCAATCGGCCTCGATCCCGATGAGGTGAACGGCTGCAACGTCAACCTCAATGCCAGCCAGGGAGCACTGCTCAGCGCCACGCAAAGCGATGCTGACAAATTCCTCACCCTCTGCCTGGTTGAGAGCGAGCTGATTTCATTCGCCACGGCGACGCTTACCGGCTCTTATAGATACAATCTGACTTATCTACGGCGCGGGGTCTATAACAGCGCCATTGCTTCTCATGCGTCGGGTTCAAGGTTTGTCAGGCTCGATGACAAGATTTTGAAACATGCCTACCCTGCAAACATGGTCGGGGAGACGGTATGGTTCAAGTTCTGCTCATTTAACACTTATGGCTTTGCGAAGCAGTCGCTGGATGACGTCACGGCCTACTCATTCACCCTGGGGACGTCGCTGAGTTATCCGAGCAATGTGGCCGGGTTTGCAGCCTCGGAAGTCAGCGGGCTCGTCGTCTTTAACTGGACGGCCATCACGGACAGCAATCTTGACGGCTACGAGATACGGAGAAACGCAACGGGGG